CCTACATCTTTTACCGTATATGCGTTTTCCATTTTTTTTAAAACGTCGGAATAACTATACATCATTCTTTTTTTCTCAGCATAACACCAAGCGACTACTTCGTCTCTAGGCCTAGATAACCTAATTACTTTATGTAATTTATTATTTAAGAAGAAATAGAGAAATTTTTTGCGTGCTTTTGATCCATTTTTTCTAGCCATTTACCGAACGCACTCGTTTCTTTACTAATCATCCATCTTTTTCCGCACTGCATGCAGAACAATTCAACATGTAGTTTTTGAGAAAAAACTCTATCTACAAAAACTCTACCTTTACACTTTTGACATTTCATTATAAGCTAAACAATTTCCCGTCTACTACACAAGTATATTCTGGGGATACATGTATCATATTAACGTGAGGATACTTTCCGTTTTCAATATGGGCTATTGCAAATCCTTTTTGCCAATCATGGTGCTGAGTATATTTCATTCCTGGACCCTTTTCATCACACATATGTCCGATCTCGAAGCCACGAAGAGTTTCCCCCTTGCCTTTATTTCTTAATTCATAAGTAACTAAATGAGATGCAATCCTATGAGAATGTCCTCTAATTAAAGATACTTGTAGATCTTCCATGTCTTTTCTAACCGACCCTGTTGCTGAAATTGAAATTCCATGATGGACGTGGATATCTCCAAAACGTTTCTTTGGCAATTCATTATAATAAATATAATCATATCCTAATGAATCTAAACTCCATAAAGCTTCTGGCGTAACATGCTTTGCATATTCAGGAATTTTCTTATCTAAATAATCAAAAATTCTAATATCATGATTTCCTAATGCCGAAAATAACTGTGCGTTTGGAAGCATCTTTCTTGTTCTTTCATAAAATTCACGGGCACCACTTGCCTCAAACTTCATGTCTTTTAGCATTAACTCTAAATCATTTGTTACGTCGTCATTCTTGTATGCCTTTAAAAACTCTGTTGGCTTTCCTTCTGTAAATCTACTATAGCAAGCCTGATCATCTGTGTCGCCAAGATAGTCTACTACATCTGGCTTAAACCATTTCATAACCTTAAACCAAAGCTCAATCATTTTATCATCTTGATATGGAAATTGCTGATCCGATGACAGCATCCATTTTAAGTCGTTAGACATTCAATATCCTTAAATTAAAAAAGTCACAATTTTGTGACTTTGAGTACTACCTATATTTTAACATATAATGACAGTCTGTCAATATTTAGTTAGCCTTTTCTTTAAAAGCAATGTAGTTTATTTTTAGCTCTCCAACGGGTCCGTTAGAAAAGTATTGAACTTGTTTGCCATTAATTATCCTGAGAGTGATTTGTCTTCCAGTACTAATAGAGCCACCACCAATACTAATTGTATAAATAGGAGTTTCTCCATTAAACTTTGCATCTACTGGCAAATCTACTATTGCAGACGGACCTCCAGAAGCAGAAGTTACTGCTGGAATTGTAATGGAACCACCAGAAATTACTGGAATTGTTGTAGTTCCGTCTTCTAAAGTATTTTGTAGACCTTGAGCAATTTGATAAGTTTTTGTTAAACCATCTTTTAAATCGTTTAATTTGCTAGCGTCTAAAGGCTCTCCATCATTAAATATTGGTTGTTTTAAAGTTGCCACAATTAACCTTCTTTCACAATATTGTCTAGGCTATCTGAGTATTCTTTAATAGACTTTTCACGCTCTTGATTTTGATCTATTAGTAAAGTAATTTCTGCACGCAACACTGCTATCTGAGTTTCATAGTTAGATACAATTTCCCCTATGCGTTGCTGCAGGGCTGTAACGACTAACTCTGCTTTATCTGTCATTTTTTATCTTATTCTTCTAGTAGTGCTAGTTCTGATTCAAGAAGACTCTTTCGAGCATTAAAATCTGCTAGCTGAATGTTGTAGTCCGCAAGAGCTCCTTGATCGGGAGTTGATTTTGCGTTCTCTTCTCTTTTAGAAAGATTTACATTGTATATAGAATACTCAAGACTCTTAAGCCTTGTTTCTACAACCTTGCTTTTTTCTTCATTTGTTAATTCATATGTCATTGTTTTCCTCCATGTTAGATTATAGCATTTGCCATATTATTTGGCTATATTACCATTTATTTAATGGGCATGTAGCGTGCAATAACTTAGTTTTTGCTGCCATAAAACACCCACATTTTCTGCATTGCTTGGTTACCTGAATAAGCATTGGGCATTCTTTACATATATTATATCTTAAATTGGCAACATCTTCTGCTACCCTTGTCTCATTTGGATTTAAAAGATCCCATGGCCTGACCGCTGGCTTTCTTTTTAAATTTTCAATTTCTACCTTTTTTTGTTCATCAAATTGTTCTTTGTTTCTAGATTCCCACTCTGTAAATTTACTCATTTATTCTCCTGTATAAAATTCTAATAAGTTGTATTCTCTATCTACATTATACATTCCATCAATTATTTCATCGTCCCAGCCTTCATACGGTGTGCGAAAATCTCCATTTTTATCATACAGCCAACCTGGAACTACTTTATGATTTTTTTGTAACTGATCATTGTTTGGATATATATAAATTGGTAAAAAATCTGGGCTACTGCATAAAAGACTACCTAAAAATGAAGATGTTTTCAATGTTTCTACAACTTGTCCATCTTTTATAAAATTAACAGTAGAACAATCTTCATTTTCTGAAACAATGCTATCTGAATTAATTAGCAATTCATAGAAATCAGTATAGGCAACCATATCTGCAACTAGCTTTCCATCTATTCCAAAACCTAGTGCCATGTGATTTTTTATTGGATTTGGATTATTACTCCAAAAAAAATATATATCTGAATCTTTTAGCATATTAAAATACTATCATTTTTGTTTATTTTAGTCAATAGGTTTAACATGAAAAACTGGTTGCCCCGCTACCACCACATCCTGACAATGATCCAATGCAACAACCTCCTGCTTGATCTGTGCTTGTACATCTTCTTATCGCAGAAACAGGTGGACATGGATTTGGAGCAACATAGCCGCATGAGGGTGAGTTAGGAGTGTCAGTATTAAAGCTATAAGTAGTAGTTGGACATGAAGCATAGGAGCCTGTATCTACATTGTTATAGTATACTTTTTTTCTATTATAAAATGTATAAGTAGTTGTTACTCTATATGTATATCCGATGCAGGTAGCTGAAGATGTAGATACCGTGTAGCTATATTGCTCACAAGGTCCATATGTTACTGTAATCCATCTCATATACATTGTTCGATTACCATCTGGAGGACAGAAATTTCCTCCTGGTGCAATTGAATACAAGATATCTCCGCTTGGGGTATCAGTCCAAGTTCCAACTATATAGTCTCCAGTTCTTGTTGGTGTTGGTGCTGTAACACAATTTCCTGAAGTGAAAGTAGAGCTTGTTGTAGTAACAGTTCCACCATTTGCATTCCATGTGATTGTATATGTTGCTGCTGACCATCTTGCATATATAGTAATATTTGATGTTGGCGTATATGAATCTCCGCCAGATCCCACTAAAGATCCACCTGTTGTTGCGGTATACCATCCACTAAATGTGTAATTAGTTCTTGTTGGTGTTGGCAAAGTGACTGAGCTTCCTTGATTTACTGATGCAGAAGATGGAGAAACGGATCCATCATTTGCATTATAGGTTACTGTATATTGCAAAGGTGTCCATCTAGCATACATTGTAATATTTTGGCTTGGTGGGTAAAAAGTGCCTCCAGCATTTACTGAGTAAGTATAATCAAGTGATGATGTGTCTCTCCAATACAGAAAAGTATATCCGCTTCTTGTTGGTGTCGGGGCAGTAACGCTTCCACCAGAAGTGAAAGTAGATGATGCATGTGTGGTGTCTCCACCATTTACGTTCCATGTCACCGTATAAACTGGATATATAATTATTTCATTTGTAATAACTACTTGATCTGGAGAAACACCATTTGTCCAAGTTACCTCTGCTCTTACTTTATTTGTCCACCCATCAATTGTATATGTTGGAGTATAAGTAGCTCCGCCAGTTTGAACTATTGTTCCTCCAGCAAACGTACCACCGCTAAAGCCTCCATCATTAATTCTCCATTTCCACGATACCGTTGGAGATGGTATTCCTGTTGCATCTGTTTTTGTTAAAGTCAATGCCGAGCCAATTTGTCCTGTGCCACTAATTGATGCAGATCCTCCCGATGGAGCTGTTCCTCCTGTTACGTAAACGTAGTTTGAATTTGATGAAAGGCTACTTCCGTTTACGTTTGTTGCGGTAACAACACATCTTACTGGGAAGCTAGAATAAAAATTTGTATTTAAAACCAATGAATTGCTTGTTACACTTCCTGATGAAACATCGCTTTGGTTTATATTTAGCCACAGACTTCCCTGATCATTGTATTGCCATAAATAGCTATAAGATACTGGATAGTACTGTGACCCTGTGTAATCCCAAACTCCGTCTGTTACTGATAATGTGTTGTAAGCAGGTGAGGTTGCAACTGGCGCAGTTACTATTTTGGGAACGGGTCCTGTAATTAGCGCAACAATATTATCCAAAACATCAAACCCTGGGGCGTTGTCGTTATCAGAATCATTGTAGCTGTTTTTTAAAACTAATTGAACGTACAGGTATTTATTTAATGCGCTTAAATTTGGCGTATACGAAACATACCTATCTCCTCCAGAACCACTTGAATCTTGCAAAAATATTTTTTGCTTTAAAGTAGATGACGAAGGTGATTGAAATTGAGAGTCTAGTTCATGTATGGCTACGTATGATTTAGAGTAATCTGGTTTATCATACCAATTGTTGCTTACTGAAAAATCAATTAACTTTTCTACTTCTGCTTGGATAGAATTATTCTGATAAAAAGAAATTGATAAAATTGAGCAAGGCTGTTTTACTAAATAAACTCCATCTGAATTTGCTTGTCCTATTGAACTTCCATTTACTTTTCTTACTCTATAGAATATAAATTTACCGTCATGCAAATCAATATATCCACTTGCATTTCTTAGCTTATCTCCAGATCCTTCAGTGTTTGTAATTTCTGTAGCATTACCAACGCCATCTTGCAAAGCATCAACGTCTGATTTATAAAAAAATCTTTCTGTAGCAGTTGATTCGCTTACGTTTTCCCAGTATTCAGTTGCATCCCATCCCCAAAGGTACGTAGTTCCACTTAATCCTCTAGCAATAGAATCTGATCCTGGTCCCATCATTTCGTATGAATCTACTTGTGCTCCGTTGTATCCAGTAACTCTTATTTCTGGATTTCTTGTTGTATACGGTTGTCCTGAAAATTTTGAAAAAACTTTTTGCCAACTTGATCCAGAAAATTTATATATTGCTTTTATTCTTCTCCAGGTTCTTGTGCTATCCGTATATCTGCCTGGTACTGCGGTTAGTGAAGCAGTTTCATCACCACTAGTTTTTCTATAAATGTTTGAATGCTTTCTCCAATTTTTTGAAGAATCTGTAAAATTGCTTGCAGAGGTATTTAAATAAGTTTCTGGCTTAGTTTTTCTGTACCATGCCATTTTAGTCTACCGTCATCCATAAATCTCCTGGTGCAAAATCTATATACTCTGTAGATAAAGTTAATGAATTATATACATATCTTCCTAAATTTGAAGATGTTGGAACTGTTGATCCCCCGTAATGCAAAGCTCTTCCTCTTGTTAATTCTCCGCTTTGATTTAATACCAAATAGTTGTCTCCACCATAATTGTTATCATCCGATTCTATGACAGAGTCAGCTAAGCTGGCTACATCAAATCTTAGGTACCCTGTATTAAGCAATAAAGGATTTTGTCTTGTTGGCACTCCTCCACCAAAGCTCATTACACCTTTACCTAAATTAAAAGATCCATCATTTTTTATAAACTGAGTAGATGTATTTTTATCTCCGTCTATATATATATTTGAAGAAACCATATCTCCAGATATTGTTAAATTTCCATTTGAAGCAGTTAGCGTAAACTTTCCTGTTGTGCCACTTCCATTATAATGTGCTATTGAGTCTGGAGTTAGTCTTATATGCTGACCAGAAGCGGGTCCTAAAAATATAGCTGGGTCTAAGCCGCTATTTATTTTAAGTGTTCCTGCATCATTTTGCAATGAATTGTCTAATAATTTCCATCCACCAATGTATCCAGCTGATGCTGTTAATGAACCAGTTTTTGAAACACGGAATGGAGCATTTAAATAATTTTCGTGTCCTAGCCAAATTCCAGGAGTTGTTAGGCTGTCAGGATCTGCTTTAAATACGGTGTTTCCTGATCCTATCGATAGGCTACCAGTAAATGTTCCAGATCCAGTAATTGCTAATGTTCCAGTAGACCCTCCAATAAACTCAAGAAGTTTTGTAGTTCCGTTTGTTCCATAAATAACTAATGGTGTAGTGGATCCTCCTATTTCAACTCTTGCTCCACCGCTTGCGCCAGCTTTAATGTACGCATCTGCTTCTAAGAATCCTGTTTTAATTTCACTTGCTGGCAATTTTTCTACTGTGATATTTGTTGGACTAGAAACTACTGCCGTTGTTGTCTCAACTGGTGGCACTGCTGCATTTACAGTTTTAATTTTAACATAATATGGAACGCCATATTGTAATTTTGTTTGAGCATTTTTATCAATTACAGTTCCAACTCCGATTGATACCTGATTAGTTCCGTTTGCAAAGTTTAATGAATGAACCCAGTTATTATCACTTGGAACAAAATCAGCTGATGTCCCTATGTAAACTTTGGCGCTTGCAAAAGTTCCTGTAGGAAAATTACTAGTCCCGTCTGATTTCTTTCCATTCCAAGAAACAATAATTGATGCAAGTCCTGCTTCTATTGTTGGCGTAGATGGGTCTTGGGGAGGAAGAATTGTTGTTCCGATTCCTGGAACAACTACTGGTCTTGCACTACTTACTGCAGACTTCTTGCCGTAAGATGTAACTGAATAAAGGGTTACAAAATATTCTCCAGAAGCTGCGGCAATTGTTTGTGTTCCAGCTGATTTAAAACTTGAGGTTGGTTTAGTTCCATCAAAAGTACCGCCGTCAACATAAATATCTACTCTATCTATATTGGATATAATTTTTCCAGCAGCATCTGTTCCGCTCCATGTTACTCTAATTAATCCAGGTTCTCCTGTAACACTGCCTTCTGGAAGAGATGGTTCTCCTGGAACTGACTCCCCTGGAGTTGTTATTGCTTTTGTGGCAGACCATGCGGAAAATGATCCGCCTTCTCTTTTCCATCTAAATTGTAAAGGATATGTATCGTTTACGTCAAGGTCAGTAATTGTTACAATAAAATAATTCTTGTCTCCAGGATCTACCTTAGAACTATCCTTTAATAAATCTTGATAGGATGACATTTAGAATGTTACTTCCAGTCTATACTCTACGTCAATTTGTCTTCCAGCTGTTTTTGTTAAATACGGTGAACTTAATATAGACCTACTTACCAAACCATATATCGGATCAAATGTATCTTCATCATTAATTCTAACTGCATCTAGGCCCACTAAAGTTGATTGTCCAGAAACTGGGGTGATTACGATTCCGATTTTTGTAATTTCTGATTTATTTGGAGAACCCACTACGTTACCAAATAAGCTAGAAAGCAAAACTTCTTGTGATATCTTTTTTCCAGTTCCAGAAATTGACGGCAAATCAACAAAATAATAATTGCCAGTAGATGTGTAAAATTTAACTGTAATCTTACTTAGGTTATTATCTCCCTTATAGTAAGCGCAAGTAATAGAATCGTTGTTGCTATATCCCTCTAAATCAAAAGAAGTGTTTGTTGTGTATTCTTTTGAGCTAGTGCCGTTGGAAGGCATAACCAAAACATTAGTTCCAACTCTTGCACCAGTTTCTGATGTTTCTGGGTTGTAACCATCTGAGTCTGTCCAGTCTAGGTAATTGTCAAAATCCGCAATAAACTTGCTATCAAAACTATTTGCAGAAGATCTTGTTGATGGGTAAATTCCTATTTCTGAAATTACTCCAGCTAAATCTTGAGGAAGCGTTGCTTTGTAAACTATATTATATACAGGCAATCCGTTTTCCATTTGAATATCTGTGCTACCTAAATTTACTGGTGTTCTGTATATTTCAAACCCTAATCTTGTGTCCACCTCGGAAGAAACGTTTCCTCCAGAAACATAGGCTGTATTTGTTGAATCTAAAATTGTAAAGGTGGTAGTTGAAGGAACAGAGCTTATTGTTGCATTTAAAAAGTTATATTCTGTTGGCAATACATTAGATATGCTAACTTTGTTTCCTTCAAAAAGTCCATGTGCATAAGTAGTTGTAAAGGTGACAACAGATCCTGTAGAAGCAATTCCTGATATTGTTTTTGAATCATGAATTCCTACCGCTAAGTCCTTTGTGGCAGACGGCACATTTCCAGCCATAAGTTTAGAAAAATACCTTTTTCCAAATTTGGTAATTATATTAGAAGATCTTGCGATCTCTTTATTGTTTTCATAAAATACATAAGTTCCTTTTATCATTACTCTCCTTTAGATTGGTGTAGAATAACTTGAATAATATTTTTTATTATTAGTTCCAGTTACTACAGCCCTTACCGATAGCCATCTTGCTGAAGAAGAAGCTGGGGTATCTCCTCCAGATGAGCTAACTTTATATTGTCTATTCTTTCCGCTATCTCCTATGCCGTAAGATGAAGAGGAAGGATACCCTTTTGATCCTGAACTTACAGTTGTCCCGCCATTTTTTAAAGTTGTTATAATCCATTCGTAAGATATTGAATCATATGAACCAAGACCACTTGAATCATTCCATCCCCAAGATAATCCTGTAGAACCAGTTCTATCAAATATTACAGACGGAACAGATGGAGTTGGTGTAATAAAATTACTTGGGTTTGAAGAATTTGCTGCTGCCACATAAGATGAACTTGCTGCGTCGTAGATTCTTGCATCAACACCTACTGTATTAGATGCGGATTGGCTTGTGTTTTTAATTTTAATTAATGCATTATACTTAGTGGTCTTGGACGCGGAATCATAATATTCTTCAAAAGTTATTGACTCTATGTCCGATAAATCTACTGTATCTACCTCTGCGTCATTTTCTTTTTCTTCGTTATCTCCAGGTGGATTGTCCCCACCAGATCCGTCTCCAGGATAAGGACGAGATACTTGCTTAGAATAAATATATCCCGAATCATTTTTAAGAATAGCTTCGTCTGGCCTTAGCCACAATAGGTCTGGGTCTGTAGTTTTAAGCACAACCTTTGACGTCTTGGCTATATTCTTAGACGGTATTCTTTTTATAGTTTTTTTATTTACTATATCTTGTGATCCTATTGTCATTTTAATATTATACCATTTAGATAATTACAGAGTTCTGCAAGTAATCGAGGTAGAAATTCCTTCCATAAAAGATTGGCTTACGTTAGTAATAATCATTTTTTGAGTTTCCTGAAGATTTTGATATGCATATTTAACTGAAACTATGTCTCCCACAGAAAGCATTGGGTTTCCAAAGGTCTCTATTTCTATAATCTTTCCTTTGTTTACTGCCTTTGTTTTAATAAATTCAGCAAGATTTTTTACATCATATTCTGACTGAAGCCACCTAGATTCAAATATTACAGGCTCCTTGTTTGCATACTCACTGCTGGTATCTGTGGAGTACTCCATAGTTCCAGAAGGGTATAAATCATTTCCTATTACGTATAAGGAGGCCAGTGCGCCATCGCTTAAAGGAACAGTTGAAGAAGTATTGTTTAGCACATAAGCTTCTGCTTCAAAATTAGAAATCTTTTTACCAATCAGGCTAACTGCTTGGTTGCTACCAGTAGACCATTTAATTGGGAATGCTGGTCTAGAGTTTAATTTAGTCTTTACATAATAGATCTCTCTCACAACTGTTCCAAAATCATCTACCGTCTGGTTTTTAAGAACTGGATCGGAGTTTCCAGTATTATAAATTAAATCTCCGAAGCTCATGTCAAGCAAATCATCTGAATATTGGCCAGCATATAAGTTTCTATTGTTATAGGAAGTTTCGTACTGGCTTACATCTATGTCTGTGCCGTATACGTAGTCTACTGCTATCTCGCCAGACCCGCATGCCAATGCTACGGTTTTAGTTGTTGAAAGGATTGAATTAACTGTGGTTCCAGAGGAAGAGCTTACGTCTACTGCCGTAATAATAAATCCGTTAATGTATGCATTAATATAAACCTTGCTACCAGAAACTTTTACTCTAACGTCGACATTGTATTGAGTTCCACCAAATACCCCCTCAAAAGTTGTAGTAGATGTTTTTTGTGAATCAGCTAAGGTTTTTATTGAAGACCCGTCTGCCTTTATAATTCTAACTGATTTAGTCTCTTTTGAAACAGCAGACTTCGTGGTTTCTAAAATAACATAATACCCAGTTTTTCCTGTATGGTTTACAAAAAATCCCAAACCTGCGGAAACACCTTTTGTGTTAATATCTGTGTCTAAGAATATACTTGTACCAAAAGCATAATATTTTTCTGATAATAAAGGTGAGGGCAAGCCGTATGTTGGAAGAGATGAGTTTGTTGTTGATGTAGACAAAGACATTCCTTCAAAATTTCTATAAGCAATGTTGTATTGATTTTTTGATGTATTTGGATTCGACATCTTGAAATAAGATTTGCTTGGATATATTTTTGTTGCAGAAACTGGATTTGAAGAAATAGTTGCTGCATTCGTAATGCTAGATAATGTAAACTTTCCACTTCTCATTACTTTACCTGAAGAAGATCCAGACTTTGGGGTTACTTCAAAAAGGTATCTTCCCAAACTTAAATTAGATATTGTAAATGGAGGATTACCAGTTGCCGCAGGCATATTGACTACCTCTTCAAAAATTTCGCTGAAGACACTTCCTCCGTCTGATTTCAAAGCTTTTATAACGTACGAAGTTGGCACTGTTGTGGGAACTACAAAATCAATAGACACACTACTAGATGTAAGTTGAGTAACCCTTAAGTCATAAAATAGATCCCAATTTGTAGTAGTTCCAGTTGATGTAGACTGTTGGGATGGGTCAAATGTAACGTTTCTTAATTCCCAATTTCCTAAATTACTGTTTGCAGCATCATGCTTAACTGCTACAGTTCCCAGGGCCCCTCTTTTTTTAATTCTGTATCTTCCACTTGGCTTAAAGTATGCGCTAGAAGAAGGATTATTTACATCTGAATACCCAGCTTTACACAAAGATCTGTATTTATTTATATCTGCTGCAGACTCTACGTTTACTTTTCCAGTGCTTCCATCTAGAAATACGCAATCATATTCCATTGCATCATACTCAATAATTTCTGAATCTATAAGAACATATCCAGAAAAATTATAAAAAGATTGTTGCTCTGCATATACGTCTGTTGTTTGAGAATCAATAGTCAGGTAAGTATTTTCCAAAGCGCTGATATCTTGAGATAATCCTCCTGCGCTTAATAATGTAGTGGGAGCGTTCCAAAGAGATCCAGAAGTACCTATATAATCTGAAGTCATCTGTGTTTCCCACAAAACTTTTACGTAGTTTGCTCCAACTATATCTTTTTTATTAAATTTAATAATGTTTGGAAGAGTGGTTCCATCTGTTTCGTTGTAAAATGTCCAGGATATTGGTCTTGCTGTGTCATAGATATAATCTCTGCTGTAAAATTGCAGGATATTGTTTTCATCAAAAAATGCATTCATTTGGATATCTCTGCATAGCTCTTGAATTGCTTCCCAAACTGTTTTGGAATCATCTGTCCACCAATAATTTACTTGAGGAATTGATTTTTCACTTGTTTCATTCAAATTAAATCTGTAGCTAGCAAAACCTATTGAGTCTAGAAGTCTTCTAATAATTGCAGTTACAGGATAGAATTCACACACAATATCTGGGCATACGGTTTCCATTAAATACTTAGAGCCATCTAAAGAAAATATTGCTGCGCTTCCATACTCATCTATGTTAAAATCATTAATGTAATAAAATCCTTGGTAGACTTTGTCGTAAGAACCAGAAACGGTTGTTGCGTTGCTATGGTAGACATTAAAGAATGGGCGCAGCTCAGCATTTTTTACTAGATACAGCAATGAGCTATCAAACTCAACAGAATCTCTAACATAAGAAACTATCTGAGATGTTACCTGATTATACTTAGCAATATTTACTGACATGCTGTTTGCGGTAACAAATCCTACTGGGAGTACGTCCGTGGAAGAAGATGAAGATTCTTTGCTAATATCAAAGTCTACTAAATCTGAAGATATATCCTTTACCCATCTTGCTGACAATTCAATTACACCAATCATTCCTCCAAGATTTGAATTTGTTGCAGTAAGCTTAATTGATTTAATTGAAATTGGATTTGAGTAAGTTATTGGTTCTATCAAAGCCGTGTTTACCCAAGAAGTTCCATTATAGTTTAATACGATATTTCCGTCTGTCGGTGTAGTAAATGGCCCAACTGACTGAGTTGTGTTGTCGGACTTAGTAATTAATAAGGAGTAGTTAGTGGGAAGAAAATGATTTTTTTCAAATCTAATTACAATTTTATTTGATAAAGCATTTTTGTTTCCTTCAATAACCGTGTCTTGCTTATACTTTACAGTTAGATCAATGTTAGTATTTTTTGCTCCTAGCCAATATTTATACTCAGTTTTTTCTCCAGGAATATATATTCTTGGCTGAGTTGAGGGATACTGAACTGTTCTATACTTTGAAAAACTATTCGCTGGAGTATCTACAGATGAGAAAACATAATACTTTATACCTGACTCTAGTGGTCTAAATGGTTTTATTATAGAATCTACAGGAAACAATTTTTTATAAGGGTTTGGTTTTCCTGAAGGCCAGTCAGAAATCTGAGAAGTATATGAAGAATCTGCCGTTGCTGAAGAAACAGTTATTCCATCAATCATAGAATTCATGTTGTACTCTATAACCAAACCAGCATCTGAAGTTACTGATTTTTGCTGCTTAAATAAATTAAGCAAATTGGTTTTACTTGAATCTATCATTATACCTGTTCCATTGTAAGAGATACGTTCCAGAATTCTTGAGGAGTATCTGTTAAATTTTCTTTTACGTTTCTTTTTACTATTTCAAAAGAACATGCGGTAAATATCATTTCCATTGTTTTTGTGGTTCCGCCATACACTATGGATACATCAAAAGTAGATCTTCCAGACAAAGACCCAGAGGCCTTTGCAGCAGTTCCGTCATAGAAAGACTTTATATCTACCGCTCCATACCCGCCGTCTACAGTCATTGTTGAATGAGAAGGAAGCATGGACCAAGAAACGTTTATGCTTTCTTTTTCTGAAACAAAGAACTTACGCATTGTTCCATTTGCCATTCTTTGAGTTTTTTCAATTCTTATTTTGTTCAAAGATACGGGTTGTCTATTATGCTCAGATAAACTTATTGTTGAGTTAAGTTTTAATAAAGAGCCAACTGGCAATACCATTGCTGTCATTATACTGACCTCCCTCCTGCTAGTACTTTAATTCCTTTTTGTCTTGCTATCTCTTCAACTTGAGCAAAGAACTCTTTTGCATTGGTTGGTGCTGTTGGATAGTTTATTGATAGGGTTTCAATTCTTACCGAAGAAGATGATGAGCTATTTGAACTATTAACAACTCCTCCCTTATTGTATCTAGGAACGGTATTTATAACTGGTCCTCCTGAATTCATCATTTTAACCAAACCACCAGTTGCCATTTTTGGCTTTGATCCAGATGCCATATTTGCATATGGAGAGGCAAAGCCCATAAAAGCTTTACCTAACCCTGTTTTAATTTTTCCTAAAATAGAAGTATCTGTTTTTTTATTAGTTGAATTGTCTACAAGATTTTCAGCAGTAATGTAAGCATCAGTAACCTTAATATCCTTAAGAGACTCTGCGTATCTATCTGATATCTCTCTGGCTATTTCAGTTGTAGTTTTTGTTCTTCCTCTATCGGTAGGACTTGGCATAACAAATCCAGGTATTTTTTTAGCAGCATCCACTAGCTGGGCACCAGGAAGCGAAGTTCCTTTAGATTTATTATTTTTATCCATATCGTATAAAAAGAAATTTGAAAGCGCTGTCTGCCATTTAGACATTGTTAATCTTGTTGCATCAATTTCTTTATCAAATCTTCCTAAATTATTTCCAGCAAGAGAAGCGCTATCAGCAATTTTTTGGTTAGAGTCACTTATTCTTTTCTTTTGTTCTTCCAAAACCTTAATATCAGCAGACTCTTTACTGTCAATAGCAGACACTGCAACGTCTGTTTGTTTTTCTTTATTAAGTGACTTTATGTCAAGCTGAGCCATCGCTGCTTTAGACATATCTCCAGCGGCTAATGCATCTTGGTATTCTAGTTGCTTTTTCTTTATTGCCGTTAAGAAGTTTTCATCTTTTTGTTGATTAGATAAAGCTTTTCTTCTAGCATCAGCCTCTTCTTTAATTTTTCTAATTTTTTCATCAATAGCTTCAATTGCTTTTCTTGAATCAATTTGAGCTTTTGCACTTTGTCCTTTAGAAGAAGCCTCTGCTTGCGCTTTTCTTTTTTCTAATTCTTTGAGACTATTATTAAGTCCAAATAAAGCTCCACCCTCAGCAATTGAATCTCTGGCAATATCTTCTGAAATCATTGCTCTTAAAGTAAATAGTGCATTTGTTGCCGCTGCACCTTTATTTAAATCTCCTGTATAACCTTGAGCTTGTAATCTTATTTTTTGCCACATGCTAAGACCTGTGTCCTGCAATGAAAGAAATTTTTCTGCTTCTTTATTTTGGCTTATTGCATCTTTTAATATATCCGAAGTAATTCCTTTTCGAAAACTGACATTTTTAGATATATTGTCAGATACTATTTTTTCAGCTTGAATCAGGGATAGCTTATTTTTACTGTTTGATATTGATTCTTCTACTGCTGCATTCGCAGCAGCAAATGCTGTTGTTAGTGCATTTCTTTGACTTGCAAGATCTTCTGAACCAAAAACTTCATTTAAAACTTTAAAGGCTTCTGTGGCTGCGGTTGCTGCATCTTTAATATCATTAAAGTAAGAATTTCCAACAGTGCTAGATCCTGCCAAAGCAAATTTTTCAGACATTGCAAAAGCAGCATATATTTTTTTAGTAGCTTCTTCTGCTGCCATACCGCCTGCAATCATTTGGGTTTTTAATCTTTCTGCATAATCTTTCAGGTCTGATTCTTTCATTTTATTAATTGCTGCAATAGAATCAGCCATGCTGCTTTTAACTTCTTCTTTTAATTTCCTGTATTCTTCAATAGTCATCTTTATTGGAATTCCAGCAGAGTTCATGCTGTCGTAAAGCATTTGATTTCTTTCAATAGTATCTTTTAGAATAGACATAGAATCTTTCAATGAAGTCTTGTATTCTGTTATATTTAATCCAGCTTTTTTAGCTGCCTCTCCAGTTAAACCATAAGATAAAGCATTTAGTCTTAGACCCTCTTCGTGTTTTTTATATGCTTTATAAGCTCCATATACTACTGCTGTTCCTACACCTAAAACTAAATTTGTTTTAGTTATTCCACCAACAAGACCCATAAGTACTCTAGAAACTTTAGATCCCTGTGCTGCTGAATTTGCTAAAGACAATGCATATTTATTATTTGCTCTATACGCTTTATCTAATTTACCTGCATACTTTTCGTATGCTTCATCGGATCCTGGCGCCATCTTTGATCTGGCTGCTCCCGCTCCGCCCATAAGCATTCCTGGAAGCATAAATCCAGCCATGCTTCCCATCATTCCGCCAGCATCACCACCTATGTTCTGGCCCATGCCTCCAAGCATTTGAGATCCAGCCATTCCAAGTGCCATTTGTGCAATCATTCCACCAGCGTTATATCCTCTAGGAGAAGCCTGCAAGCCACCGACCATGCCACCCCTGTTGTATCCCATTTTCCATTTTCTGGTCAATGCTTCTGAGCGTGGGTCAGGACCTAAATATCTTGGGTTAGCCCATCCTTGTGCTAATTTCTTTAATGGCATTCCAAGGAATGCTGATCTTCCGTGTGAGGGTATTGAATAATTATTTGGGTGAATACCACGAGCATACGGATTAAATTTTCCAGGTACTGGTGGTAGTGGTGCTCTAGTCTGTGGAGATTTTGGATTATTTTTATCTATTATTTTAAGAGCATGACTTATTCCGCTTGCTGTTGTTAGGAGTGTTGGTAAATTTGTTCCTCTTGCCCAAGAAGGAACGTTTGAGCCAATTGTTTTATTTTGACCTACCCAAGTTTTACGGCCATCTTTTCTTTCAACTATCTCGCCCATTTCTTTAGATCCAGTTTTTTTACCGCTTAGTATTCCACGAGTAATTGCTTCATCTCTTGTTAATACTTTTTTAGACCTTCTGGTAAATATTTGAGATATTGCAGAATAAAGATTAGTTAGTCCACCAGCTTTTGATGGATCAATTTTAATTTCACGTAGTGCTGGTTGATATATACGTTTTGCTAATTTTTCAAATCCAAACGGATCATTCTTTCCGCCAATTAATCTATTAGAATTTTTTTCTTCTTCTAAAACAATTAATAATCTATTTAATGCTTTTTTATTTATTTTAGATGCTTGCGATTTGTCTCCACCTAAAGTGACAGCAGCTTCATTCATTAAATCGCTTGGATCATATCCAGCATTTAAAGTTTCTCTAATTCCAGAAGCAATTCTGCTTCCAGTAAGTCCTTCTCCATTTGCATTAACTCCCATGTTTACCCATTTTGGAAGAAGTAAAGCCAATCCGCTTAAATCATCTGTTATATGAGTTCTTTGTAATGATATTTTTCCGCCTTTAATATAACCAGGACCTTGTGCTCCTGGGCCATTTATAGCATAAAGAGTTTTTATATTATTTTGTGCTGTGTACGGATCAATTACTGCTTCTCCAGGAGTAAGAACTACTGGAACTTCAGGGGCTTCTCCCCCCTTATTCATTCCCATCATTGGACCAAGAATATCCATATTTTCTGATGTAGCCTGCTTGTTTACAACAAATGAACCCTCTGGAAGAGTTGTAGGATATGTATCTGTATTACCAGTTCCTGGAACAATTCCTCCACGTTTCATTTTAGGAATTGTTGTCTCTGTTGAGTATCCTGCTCCGTAAGTTCTTACACCAAGAGCCCTAGCAATCTTATCAATTATTTGAGCAGATGGTCTTTTTGCTCTAAAAATTTCTTTAATATTAGCTTTACCTTTAGGGCTGACAACTGGTTGATTTATCAAAGGAACTTGTGTTAAGTTTGCAGTTTTACCCATACTAGCAGCCATCTGAGAAGTTGTCTGGGACATTAACATTTCTAGCTCAGCATTAATAGCAATTATTTTTGCACGAGCAGCATCAAGATTAATTTTTCCTGCTTTTAATTGAGCTACTACCGCTGCGGATTGGCTTGCAGCATTTGTTGTTAATTTAGTCATTGCTGGAAGCAACTGGCCGAATGTGCTATTTATGTCTGCACTGAATGTACCAGTTCTAGCAATTTCTTTCTTTAAATCAGCAACTTCTCTCTTTGACATCATGGACAGAGTTCCCATTAATGCATGCCACTTAGCTGCTTCTCCAGCAACTATTCCAGTTGAAACTCCTCTTGATGTAGTTAATCCTTCAATTTTTGGTAAATCTCCTGATGCAAATATTTGAGGAACAGCACCTATTTTTTGATTTACAGGTATTGGTTGTGGTGTAAATGAGTGAATTGTTTGACTATTTTTTTGGTCTTTGTTCATTGCAGAAACTGGGTTGTGGTGTGCTGCAGCTCTTGTTCCAACTGCTCCTACATAAGCGCTATTAGGGTTTACTGATCTTCCGCCTGCTGCGATAACAGAATTTCCTGCCATTGTTGATACGCCTGGATTTGTAGCTATAATTGCACTATTGGCATCTGTTGCAAGTTTATTGTAAGAGGCAGAAAGTCTAGTTATAGATTGTTGAAGAATGTCTGCTGCTTTTGCATCACTGTAGAAGGTAGCCTCTACTAAAGCTCCTGCTTTATTTGCAGCAAGGATGTCTGGTGTAAGAAGTTTCCATCCAGCACCGCCTTTAAATAACGCTCTAAACTGAGAAGCTCCTTTTATTATGTATCCAAAGAAGTTTGCAAGTACACCAGTTAACATAATTAGAGGTCCTGCAACTGCTGTCAGTCCTCCAAAGAAGGCCAATAATGATTTTAATGGAGCAGGTAATTTATCTATAAACTTTAAAATTCCACTGACAATATTTATCAAATGAGTATTAATTGTTAAGAACTGTTCTCCTACGCCAGCAAGCTCTGCTTTAAGTGATTCTAAAGCTCTCTTGTATTTTCCAGAAGCAGACTCTGTAACCATTGCTAATTCTCGTCCAGCAATGTTAGCTAGATCTTGAGAGCTTGCTTTCATTAAATCCATTACCTCTAAAGTTTGACTTCCTTGTTTTCCTAAATTTTCAAACAAAGCACTAATTCTTGCAAACTGGAATTTTCCAAACAGCTGCTCAATTGCTTGAGATTTTTGTAAAGGGTTTAGATTATCTAATCCTGCCTGTAAATCCAAAAGCGTAGCAGTAACATTTCCAGCGTTATCATTTACAATTGCTTTTAAATTAATTCCAAAATCTGCAAATTTAGCAATAGCTACATCTGTTGGGTTAATTAAAGAAGCTAGTGCAGACTTAAGAGCATTTGCTCCTTCTGTTGCATTAATTCCGCCTTCTCTCATTGCTGTTAAATACAAAGCAAGATCTTGAACACTTCCTCCTAGACCTTTTATTACTGGTCCCGCTTTAGGAATTGCTTCTACTAAATCTCCAAGAGTTGTTGATGTCTGGTTTTCAACTGCGTTTAAAAAGTTAATTGATTCTGCTAACTCATCTGTGTTTTGCTTAAAAGCTGACTGAATTGCAAGTGTAGCTTTCATTGCATCTTGTCTGTCAACTTCACCAAGAACTGCAAGACGAGTTGTTTCTTTAATAGATCCTAAAAGATCGTCTCCCTCTTTTCCAGTTGCAGCAATGTCCGCTGCAAGACCTAGAGTTTCTTTAAATGATGCTCCATATCCTTTTGCTAACTCTGCTGCTGTTGCTGAAACATCTGCTCTTATTTTTGCTAACTCTAAAGAAGATTTAGCAGTTAATCCTCCATAAACTTTAGTTAATCTGGTTAATTCTTGATCTGCAGTTCTAAATGCATCTGCTGAAGCTTTTCCAAATGCCGCAAGTGGTATGGTTAATCCTACTGTTAACTGACGTCCTGCCCACTGAGTATTCTTACCCCAGTTAATTAAAGAGTTTGCTCCTTCTTGAATTACCCTGTTCATAATTTGCAACTCTTGTCTTGCTAAAGCTGTTCTGTTTTTTACTTTGTCTAATCCAGTTGGAATATGAACATTGTATTGCATTAATCCTTCAGAGTTTTTACCTAGTGGTTGTAATATAGCATTCTGTAACTGTACTTGTTGAGCAGCTAACTGTCTTACAATTCCGCTATTTGTCTTTACATGACCTTGATATACTTGAAAGAATTGTCTTAATTTTATTTGACCCTTATCTAATTGAGATCCAAATTTCTCTACATCAGATTGAAGGTTTACGAAGTGGGTAGAAAATTGCCCAGTGCTTCTCATTGTTTCTGCAAAGGAACGGTTCATTACCGCCGCTTGCGCTGAGAGGTTTTTGTTTGTTGCGTTTAGTTTTGTCTGTAAATTAGTTAAGGCTGAAGAAACCTTGTTCAAGTCTACAATAAGGTTTGAAAAGTCTGCCGTAGCGACTATTCTGGTTACTATCTGATCTTCAGCCATCTATATTATTTTACACCCTTGAGTATCCTAAGCCTGCGCCAATTCCAAATCCTGCTTCAGCAGCATAACTTCCTTGTAGTGAGACTACGTCGTCTGCACTTGCTTGTATACCTAGAGCCTTTCTTTTTATATCCTCAAAACTATTGCTTTCTTCTACGGAGCTTTCGTTTAAGTTAACTCCTTGCAAAGATGCTAAAAACTTTCTTTTTTCATCTTCCGTTTTGTGCATAGATTTAAAGGTTTGAATTATTTCTGGCATTGAAAGATTTTCTTCGAGCTCTTCGTAATTTTTCCAATTACCTAAAAGAAAAACTTCCCCTAAGAGAGCGGCTAAATCGAGTTCTGACCAACTAGAGCTCGTGCCGCTTCCAGGTTTGGGTCGTCAAGTTTAATTCCTCCGCAAACTTCAAGAATTCGATTAATTGTCGGCATGTCTAGTGCGTCTTCTAATTTATCCCTGTCTGCTACTAATTCTGGTACTTGTGACTCAATTGCAATTCCGCTTGCTGCAATTAAAATTGAAAGTGTTTCATCTTCATTTGCTGCAGTTTCTGTCTTTTTAATTTCTGCCATGAACTTTCGCAATGCTTTAATTGTCAATGGCTTTAGCTTGACCTTTGCTCCATTTTGAAGTTCAATTTCTTCTACATCATATACTGTTGTTGCCAATTTATCCTCCTTGGATAGTTAAAATTATTATAACATATAGCAAACATAAGGGCAATAAAAAGCCCCCCAAATAATGGGGGGCTTCTATTAATTAATTTATATTAATTAGTTCCAAGTACGGTCTACAATTACGCCATACTCTGAACCTACATCACCCGATGCTCCTGATGGAAGCAAACGGAATGTTACTGGAAATGTTGATGCTGCGTTACGAGCCAAAGAGAACTGTGACTGTTGTACAGAAAGAACACGACGAGCATAATATACACGCTCTGTTTTTGATGTTGCATCGCTTGTTGGAGCTTGTCCAACTGCAATTAGCTGACGCTCAACTGGGGCTGCGCCAAGGGCACCTGCCTCAAGTCCAAGAACTCCAGCGTTTAGTGTTGAAGCTTTTTGTCCGAATACCGCAAGAACGTTCTCAAGAGTACCTTCTGCGAATTCTGTTGCAATCATAACCTCCATAGCAGACTTAAACAGCTTAGCTGTATCAAGTAACTGATCTACAGTCACTGAGTCGTATGTTGGGTTGTAAGTAATTTGCAAACCGTTGTTTGTGTAACCTACGTTACGGTATGCGGCACCAGTTGCTCCTGGTGCAGTATCGATTGCGTTAAGTGAATCAATGTATGATGAACCTGCAACGTAACCAGTTAGTGGGGATCCAGAACCTGCAGCACCGTTTTTAAATGCTGGTACTAATGTATTACGTAGAGCAGTTCCTGCTACTGCTGGTGTTGGTGATGATGTGTTTGAGGTCGCAACTGTTGCTGGGACCATGCTGGAATTATATCCTGTTGTAGTTGAATCTTCTACTGATAAGAACAGTGGAGATGCACCAACAAGAATATTTCTAGCGTTACCTGTATTTTGTGCCATTAATTTATTCCTCCTATATATATATACATATTAAAATCTTTTAATCAAGCTGGCTAGGCTTCTTTCCTCTAAGGCAATTATACGGAACAAGTCAACCAAAAGCAACTTATAGAAATCTTCCTACCCCATCTACCATCCTGGCATACTTTACTTCTAAAATGACATCTGAGGACATTAGACCCTGCATTTCCTCTGATGGCTCTGTTGGGGATATATCGGCTACAAAAATGCTAAAAAATTTGAATTTATTAGATAGGCTTGCAAACCTATTTACGTCTCTTGCGGACTCATCTACCCTTCTAAATTCATCAATCATAAAATTCCTAATCTCATTGATTTCTGAAACATCTGGGGAGTAAATAGTAAAGAGTATCTGCTCACAGCATACCATCCAATTTTCCTCATATGAGGTTCCAATTTTGTCATAAACTATATGTTTTTTTCCACTCAAAAATTGATCCATTTCAGATACCTGTTGGACTGGAACAATCGGGACTATCTTGTCATTTATACTATCGCTAAAATATTCGTTTTCATCAAATATTTCAGCTGCCACCAATTTAGACCATAAAAATTTTCTTATTTCTAGAATTGCATCTAGTTTATAATTTGCTGTCATATTAATGACCCTCCAAATGACATCTCTACTGCTGAGTCCGCCATGCTTCTAATTGAATTTGGAGAAAATGAATATTGAACTGTTTTAATTGTTGCTGGTATTTTTAATGCTTTCATTGAAGCTGAATTAAATATATCTTTAAATCCAGATTTTTTAATAGATGAACTTACAAGGTTCCCACTAAAAAATCTTGAATATTGTAAGGTAAATTGATTTTTAACACTAGGTCCTCCTGGCCTTTTAACGGTCACTGAAGCCCCTTTGGGCATAAAGACTGTCTCACCATTGGATTCAAATACTAACCTCTCAGAATGGCGTGGAGCAATTTTAAGAGCCATTCCTGACTCCATCACAGACGCTTTATTTTGAAATACGTGTTTCCTTTGTTTTTCTGGTCCAGGGACAAATGTTTTTGATGGCTCAAATTTAAAATTAACTTTAAAAGATATTCCTGCAGAATCTAAAGATGTTAGACTAAACAATCTATCATTTGCGCTTCCAGTCTTACCCCATTCATATACATGGTGAAATACTTTTGGCTTTGATCTTGCTTGTGAATCTATGTATTGCCCAAAATCTTTTTCTATTTGATTAAACACTACCTTCTTAAAAGTACTTTTAAACTTTTTGCTATTGCTTAATTTAGCAACGACATTTGCTTGATAATATAAGGCAGCAGAAATTTGTGCAATATTACTGTCTTGAATAATTCCCTTTGGGCTTTTGTTATACATCAATCTTTCAAGACCAGAAGCTGCTTGAAGCAGCATTACGTTAGATTCCAATTTGCTGATTCTCCGATCTCTTTAGAGAAGAATTATAACCAATTACTCTACCAAATGGATCTGTTATAGGACTACTTCCAATAACTTCAAATACTGTGGGTGTCTCTGATGGATAGTCTTGCTCTGTCCAAATTGATTTTCCGTCCCTGTCTTTAATGTTTGAAACCTTGTGCCTTAAAGATATTTTACTTTCGGTACGAACTTGAATATTTTGCTCGTTTTTGTATTTGTTAGAAAAGGATTGGGTGTCTCCAGATCTAGAAGTTGAAGAATTACTTATAATGCTTTTTGCATAGCATGGAATTGTTGAATAATAAGACCATTCTTTTTTTATAGCACCAGTATCATCATCTTGAATATCTGTTTGCCTATAGATATCCAAGTTCATAGGCAACATGGACTGTATTAAATCTATCATTAAATTACTACCATATTACTTAAAACATATGAGCTTAGTAACTGGTCTGCGTAGGCGTTTCCAGTTCCAGCATATGCGCTAGAGCTATATTCAAATTTCCAATCAAATGCTTGAACATTTTTTGCGTATTTGTTTCTCCAGACAGAATCTTTAGAAAAGTAATCTTTCATTAACTCAATACAAGCTTGGCTAACTTCTGTTGGAACCCTGTCCCATCCAAATTCACCATGAATTGTGTATCTAATATTTTTTCCAAACAAAGAACCGTCGCTATCATTAACGCTAGGTGGCACAAATCCATTTGCAGTATAAACTGCATTGTCTATTGAATTAGTTTTATTTATTCTAATTCCAAAACCAGTTTCTGAAATAATTGGATTAAATATCCAGTTGTTGACAGCAGGAACAGATTGATTGTCAATTAAAAGGATATCGTTAGAATACAGTTTATTTAGTTTATTTATTTTATAAGGTAATACTAATACTTCTGAGTCTGATCCGTATACTACTTCTACGTCTTGGTATAAGTAAAACTCTTGACGTGTATGTCCTTCTATAATTTTTCTAGCATATCTCTCTGCAGATTGAATCTCTTGATAATTTTTATAATTTGGATCGCTAGGGTCTGATCCGAAATTTAGATCTTGCAAATGCTCATTAATGTTTATGTAAGGAGTGACTACATCGACATATGATGCATGGTATCCCTCTGTTCCAGAAATTGAATACGACCAAACTAGCTTGAAACTTCTATTTCTTTCCGTATAGTTAAAAGGCAATATAACTTGATACGATCCAGAATCTGTTTCTACGCTAGTGGCCGTAAGTGTTGTTAAGATTGTAGTTGGGGAAATGGCAGGGACTATAGAAGGATCTTCTGTAACATCGTAAACTTTTACTGTAACTGTGTCTGGACTGACAAGTTCAGACTCCCAATATATTTTGCTTTTTATTGGAGTCCTGCTATTTACATAAATCTCTGCCATTTTAAAAGGTTAAATTAACTGTAGAAGTCTTGAACTTCCCTTGGGGTAGCTAATCTAAAACCTTCCTCCTTATCAAAAATTTCTTGAGCAGCTTCTGAAGACATCGCAACGAATGGATGTTCTTTTGTAAAAGTAAATCCTAAAGCATCGTATCTGTGATTGTCTCTTTCCATCTTAACTAACAAAGAATTTGGATCTACTTCCTGATTTAAATCAAATCTTGGTAATACTTCAATTTCTTCTTTAGCTTCTTCAACATCTTTAATTGCTTTACTATACACTTCCCAGGTTACCCCGTCTTCTGTTAGCGCCGCAATAATGTCGGCTTTTCCTTTTAAATCACTTGCGTCTACGCCGAAGTCTTCGGCTGCCTTCTTTAATTCAGATAATTTCAATGTCTCGAATGACATATGTTCTCCTTTTGGTTAGGTCGTTTAATTATATCACTAGTAAATTCAAATGAAAAGCCCCCAAATTAAATTGGAGGCTTTTCTTTAGATAAATAGATTATTTCTTAATTAAGAAGCAACCTTAACATCTTTTACAACTACCCAAGCATCTGGTTGTTCGATTTGAACGCCAACTCGAGTATACATTGTGTACTCAATGGAGTCCTTACGAGGCCAGAAGAATCGGTAAACAGTTACATCGCGCTTGATACCAATAACTACGTTATTTGGGAATGTCAAGTGGATATCTCCGTGTGAACCTGATGGGCTTGCGTATGTACCTGTTTGTGTCTCAGGAAGAAGTGGTACTTCAACAATTGGAATACCAAATGCGAAAGGTGCTACATATCCTGCTGCTCCACCAAGTCCTGGTGTTGCTCCACGAATAACGCTTGATGCGATATCTTGTGGGATTGTATTGTTGGTACCAATGCTGTTAGCATATAGGAAATCCTGAATTAGGTTTGATCCTGCTAAAAAGCGAAGGTCTCCACGACGTTGCATATATTTACGTGGCATTGCTTTCAATGCTTTGTTAAATATCTCACGAGAAACTGCGGCTCCAGCTCCAGCTACAACTCGGCCATTGGCCTTAGATTTAGCTACAACTCCTTGGAATGCCTTGTACAGTGCATCTGATCCGCTGCCGACACCATTAAGGATTACATCCTCAATGTCGTTTCCTGCTTGTGTTGCCATCAATCTTGCGATGTGATCTTCTAGATCTGCACCCTCAATGTTGTCTTCTAGAGACTCAGTTGAAAGCTCCCAATCTAGGCGCAATTTCTTTGTTGTTAAAGAAATTTTTGAGAAAGTAACTGCTGCGTTTGAAGCATCGTCATTTCCTTCTGTTGCAAGCTTCATAAGCTTTTCGCCTACTGACATGCGGTCAATCTCTGCAGTGTCTGCTCTCATTCGAACTGTACGTGCGACTTTTCCAATTACGGTT